TTTCAAACCTTTAAAGCACTTAAAGTTTTGAAAACTTTAGTAAGTTGGATTATTTTACTTACAACGTTGTTAATGGTAGAAAAAGGATTTAAAGGGACTAGTTGGTTAAGTGAGACCGTTCTAGTCCCTTTTATTATATTTCAATTAATTAGTGCATTAAAAAATGCATCAATGGCAGGCTTCATTAAAATGGAAGCATTGAATGCAATTCTAGACAAAGTAGATCTACATAAAGGCGATCGTAAATAATTTGGATATAATCTTAATATTCCTTATTATTTATTATGAACTATAAACATTTAGCCTATTCATTTTTAATATTTTTATTTGGTCAAATCGTTGTTTGGATTCAAACAAATGGTCCATTAATTTGGCCATGGGCAAAGGAATATAGATTTTCATTGATGTTATTAGGAGTTCCAATAACGTGGGCTTTTATGGAAGCAACTAGATTATCAGTATCAGGATTTTCTGGGGCTTTTTGGCCTGGCAGATTTCTTTCATTTGTTTCCGGAATAATAATATTTACATTAATGACATATCTTTTTAAAGATGAAGGCATTAATATGAAAACAGCAATTTCTTTAACATTAGCATTCTCTCTTATTTTAGTACAGCTATTTTGGAAATAATGATATTTATAATAGATGCTAAAAGAATATCAGACACATAGTGAATTAAACCCTGTAATATGGAGAGATGGCGAATTATTGCCAAAGCTCCGTGACGGGTTTATAAAAATTGCAGAAAAATTTTATCAATTCTTAGAAATTGATGCACCAATACTCGATGTTATTTTAATTGGTAGCAATGCAAATTATAATTGGACTAAATATAGCGATATTGATTTGCATGTAGTAATTAATTACATGGAAGTTGGAGATAATTTGCATATGACAAAAAATTATCTTCATTTGAAAAAAGCTCTATGGAATCATGAATATCCATTAAAATATAAAGGCATCAATATTGAATTGTATGCACAAGATGCTAATGAAGATTTACATTCTTCAGTTGGCATTTATTCGATAACCCGGGGTAAATGGATAAATCGTCCCAAAGCTGATTTAGTATCAATCGATGATTCATTAATTCAAATGAAAGCAGAGCCATTTGAATATGAAATTACAAATTTAAAGAAGAATCATCCAAATTTAGAAAAAAGAATTCGAGAAATATTATTACGCCTTCGAAATTTGCGTCAAGCTGGATTAGAAGCTGAGGGTGAATATTCAATTGAAAATCTAGCATTTAAATATCTTAGAAATAAAGGTTTAATTGATCGTTTAAAAGAATTATTACATTTAGATACTGTAAAACATTTAACTTTTGAAAACGTTCAATTCGAGTCAGTTAGTAATATGTTAGCTAAACATGTTATGAAAGAAAAGATCATGACTACAGAAGATTGGCATCATGTAATGAAACATACTAATGCAGTTCATGATGCAATGGGTCAGTGGAAACATCCCGGCAAATGCACAATGATTCCTAGTAATCAAATTACCATGAAGCAAGTCCCACATCAAGTTTTAGGAATTGATGATACAGGACATATGCAATTAATGAAACCAGAACAGTCATATACGTTTCCAGGAACTATGGTTTTTGAAATTCCTAGAACACCGCAGTGGCAAACAATGATGATTCAATTGGTAAATAAAGTTAGAAATGGAGGACGTTATGCCAAGTAAAGGTTTAGGCGACGATATTAAAAAAATAACAAAGACAACAGGATTAGACCAATTAGCAAAACAAATTGCTCAACTGTTAAACGAAGATTGCGGTTGTGATGAACGCCAAGATTGGTTAAATGAAAAAACTAAAAATTGGCCTATTTATAAAAAAAGGAACATGAATGGCGGTAATAAATAAAACAGGTATTTCAAACGGCGGCACTATTCAAGCTGAACACATTACTAGAGCTATTGATGCATTAAGTGGTGGTACTACTGATTCAGTTATAGCTACAGGATCATTTACAGGATCATTTACAGGCAATGGTTCTGGATTAACTGGTATTACTGCTACATCTGCAGCAGGAGTTGATTTAACAAATACAACAACAGGAACTGGGCCATATTATCCAATTTTTTCATCAACTACTAGTACAGGTGCAATTCTTCGAACAGACACTTCTACATTTACATATAATGCTACAACGAATACATTAACAGTAACATCATCATATGCTGCGACAGCATCTAATTCAACAAATTTAACAGTAACAGGGCCATTAAGTGGTAGTATTACTGGTTCTAGTACTTTGATTATGAATTTAAGTACATTAGGTACATCTGGACAATTTATATTGCCAACTACGGAACCTACTCAGCCGACGCGCGGTAGTATTTATTGGAATTTTAGTACGGGTTATTTGTTTATTTATGATGGGTCTGCTTGGTTAAACGTTCAATTAACAATCGGCGGATAATAAGGATAAAAATGAAAAAATTAAATGAATGTAGTTGCGGTTGCGGAGGCGATGGCGGGTGTAATGATAATGATAGCAATTATATGTTTTTTGGCAATTTAAAAACGATTAAAAAATATGTAGATGCAATGTTAGAAATGGATGCAGACCAAGTTCAAGAAATATTAAGTAATGGACATGATTGGGCGGCAGATCATATTGCAACATCAAAAGATGATGTACAAGAAGTTGGTGATTTCTTAATGAATGAAATGCAGCATGGCCATGAAATGGATTCATATAATATGCAACAACCTCAATTTATTCCTGCAGGATTCAAAAATCATATGAAACAATTGATGCCGGAGCGTATTGAAAAAACCGAAGCAGGTTATTTTGCTACTACAGAAACAGGTAGACGCTTATCTAAAAAACCTAAATCTAAAAAAGCTGCATTAGCTCAATTAGCTGCAGTTGAAATTTCAAAACATAAAAATAAATAGTTATATGGCATATTTAAATGCAAACATACCCACGATTACATGTTTCATAAGAAATGAATTCATGTTTAATCACGAAAAAGGACACGGAGAATTCACACTCGCAGATGTGCATAGCGTAGCTTCTATACAAAAACGTACTCCATTATTTGAAACATTCTTAGAAAATGGAGTAAATTGGACTAGGCGACCTATACATGCATTTTGCTGGAAGAAAGATGCAGAAAAATTACCATTAACTGAACATGTATATTGGGATTCATTTTCATCATATATTGATGTTCAGATTAGAGAACGATTATCTGGATTGCGAGCTGATTTAATTTCTATTACAGGAGTTAAACGGCAAGGCACATATATGTTTACATTAGATTGGGCACATGAAAATAGAAATGTATTAGATACTAATTTTTCTGAAACACCAGAACACAAATGTGGGCATGTATTTAAAATGGATAATGGTAACTATTTTATTTATCCTAACAATAGAATCATATGGATGGATAATGCATGGACATACAATCGAATTGATAAAAATCCAGGTTACAAAATTGATATGACTGTTTATAGTGTTGAAGGCAAAGGAGGGTTTGAAACAGATTATTCATATATGACTGAATTCAAACAAGATAAAACAAAAAAGTAATATTTATTAATATGAAACTAATAAATTTACTTTTTGAATCAAAAGACAAAAAAGAGACTTTTGAATCATTTGCAGACACTAGAGAAGCGGGTGCTGAGAAGATTGTTGATAATGCAAAGAAAAAAGGAGGCTTAGCTCTTCTTACTTGGCATCATTTCAAAGTTAAATTGCCTTACTACAAAAAAGCTGCGGCTGGTAATTTTGATTTAGATGCAGCAAAAAAAGAATATGATGCTACATATAAAAAGATATCTACATCAATGTCTCAAATTGAATTCCAAAGAGAAGTAGGACGTTTAGAAGTTTTAGGGGAATTAATTATTCGCGAACAAAAAGGCAAATAATGATTAAACTAAAATCTATATTATCTGAAACAGCTAGTCCAAAAGCAATTGAATGGGCGAAAAAGTTTAAAACAGATTTAGGATTAACCGACGAAGCTGCAGCTGCTATGGCTGCTAATATACAACACGAATCTGGATTTATACCAGATCGTATACAAGGAGCGGGAGTAAAAACAGGTACATTAGCTGATTCTGGGGGGCTAGGATATAGTTGGGCACAATGGACATATGGCGCCAGAAAAAAAAAATTTAGAAAACATGTTTTAGATAGATTTAATGTAGATATAAAAAAGAAGCCGGCTACTGATAAATTTGCATATGATTTTTTAAAACATGAAATTATACAGTATCCGGGATTTAATTTTAATAAATTTAAACAATCAACTGATTTAGAACAGGCTACAACTGAATTTGTATCTAAATATGAGCAAGCCGGCAAACCGATGCTGAATACTAGAATTGCATTAGCAAAAGATATTTTAAATGCAATTAAACCAAAACAATCAAAACAAAAAACATCATTGCCTGGTTCGGAATATATGACTATAGGAAAAACATTGTATCCTAGGAATACTTCGAAACATAATTATGCAAATGTTCGAACCGAACCCATAGTTAATAATGGATGGATTAATAATATTATTACAACTATAGAATGGCCTAATCCGGTAGGCGTAGCAAAAGCAAAGAAAACCGATGAGCGAATGATGACTTGGTATTATGTTAAATTACCTAAAAATATAAGTTTACTTCATGATTATGGTTGGGTTCGATTCGATGCAGTAACTATTGATAAAAATTCTAAATTCGTATAATTTGGATAATTTGAATTAATTATATATTATAAGTTATGAATCAGAATTTCATAGAACGTTTATTTGTAGATTCCATTAATATTATGCAAACCGATAAGTGGGAATGGCCTGATCATTGGGATCGAGAAAGACGTTTAAAATTTTTAAATGAGTCATTGCGATTCGCAGAAGATCGAGAATTATTTGAACAATGTGCAATTATTAGAGATGTCAAAGAAAGTTTACACGAAATCTAATAGAGGACCGCATCATGTAATTCTATTCAATGACGATCGAATAACATTTGATCACGTTGTTGATTGTTTGATGTCATATTGCGATTATAATGAGTTACAGGCATATCAATGTGCAGTAATTGTAGATCAAGCAGGGGAATGCTCAATATTTACAGATACATATGATGAATGTATTCAAGTTAGTACGTTATTAAATAAATCTAAATTAAAAACGATAGTTAAAAAATATAAAAAGAAATGATTACTTTTTTTATAAAAATTCGTATAGGTATACTTCATGCTACATATCATAGAAACATGAAGAAAGCAGATATTGCAAGAACTAATCACGATATAGTTTCCTTTAAAAAGTATATTTACCAAGCTGAAGATGCTTGGCGTAAAATAGTTATATTAACAAATAAAATAAAAACAAATGGGTAGAAAATCTGCACACACTGGAGAGTCTCCAAAAGATCGTTCGATCAATATCATGGATAAGTTCATAGCAAAAAATATGAACCGCGAAAAACATCAACCATTTAAATCTGCTAGAAGAAAAGATCCAGATATTCCAATTCATATGTGGCCTTTGAAAGATCAAATCGAATATTGGGAAAATCGTACAGATGCAGATAGATTTGACGATGCTTACCCGGTATATTCATTTTGGATTATAGAAGTTCAAAAACAAACAAAAGTACATTCATCATTTTTTACGGATCGAGCAATGAAACTAAAAGATTTGTTGCAACAAATGTATGATGAAAAAACGATGCCTAAAGATGCAGTTACTGTTCTTCGTAAACACGGAGTATATTAATGGAAGACAAACAATATAAGTATGTATATGGAATCGGTAAGACGGCTCTAGATATTCCAGAAAGTGAAATTCGTTATGCAATGGATAATACAAAATCTAATGCAGAAGCTGCTCGCTTTCTTAAAGTATCATTTACTACTTATAAAAAGTATGCTCGTATGTATACAGACCGAGATTCGGGTAAGACGTTGTATGAGCTACATAAAAATCAATTTGGAGTAGGAATTCCTAAAGATGTTCAAAAAGCATCGAAAGGAATCTATTCGATTGATAATATATTGTCAGGCAAACATCCTAATTATCCTTCATGGAAGCTTCGCAATCGATTGTTAGCATTGGGAGTATTCAAAGAAGAATGTTCTAGTTGCGGTTATAGCGAACGAAGAATAACTGATGATACTGTCCCGGTATTATTAGATCACATCGACGGAGATGAAACAAATCATCAATTGGATAATCTACAAATGTTATGTTTGAATTGTTACTATCAGCAATCAGGTAATCCATATAATGTTGACAAAGAAACATATTGGAATTACAATTTGCTTGAGTGATATTTATTAATATGATATCTTTAAAAAAGTTAATTGTAGAAGGTCGATATGATAGTTTAGTTACTACATTGTCTCGTAAACTATTACAAATAATCAAAGACAGTTATGCTTGTACTAAAGATCCAGAAGGATTCTTCGGCGGAGAAAAAATATACTTTAAAAAAGGCGAAGAAGTTCCACATATTGAAGACTCAAGCCAAATAGATCATATTTACTTTGAAGAAGTAGAGAATCCAGATATTCCATTGGATTTTTATTTGACACTTAAAGTTCAATGGATTGAAGGTTTAGATGATGTACACGTAGGCGGAGATGCATATAATGAAACAAAACGAGGTGTTGCTGATGCTGCACCATTAATTGAAATTCGTTTTAAATTAGATCCTGCAGATTATCCTAAAGTATTATCTGAAATTGCATTTGATCTTCGTGACACACTTCGTCATGAAATTGAACATATCACGCAAAGTGGATGGAATACAATAGATTCAAAATATATTCCGTCAGACCAAGCAATGCGTAATAAAATTGAATCAGGCAAATTACCGCCAGCTCGATACTTTACATTACCAAAAGAAATAGATGCAATGATTCAAGGGTTGTATTTGCGAGCTAAAAAAACACGTACGCCTTTTAAACAAGTTGTTGATAATTATTTAAATATATGGGTTAGCAATCAATCTATAACCGAAATAGATAAACAAACTATCTTAAAGGTTTGGAGAGAACGTTTACCTAAGCTAGGAATTCGTCAGGAGATATAATGATCCGTTTGCAAGACATAATGAATGAAGATTTGCGCCGCTGGGTTAAAGAAAAGTGGGTTGATCAACATGGACGTCCTTGTGGTAATGATAAAACCAAAGGTGTAAAAAAATGTCGTCCTAGCAAAAAAGTTTCTAAAGATACTCCTAAAACATGGAGTTCATTTGATAAAAAAGAAAAGGATTCATTAGTAGCACAAAAGCGTAGAGTTGGTATGGGTAAACGTACTCCTAAAGCTGAAGCAGTTATTGATGAGGAGAAAAAAGCAAAACGAGATGCATGTTATCGCAAAGTTAAAGCTCGTTACACACGCAATGGAGGAACATGGCCGTCAGCATATGGTTCATTGGCTCTCTCAGCTTGTCGTAAAAAAGGTGCTAAGAATTGGGGTAACAAAACAAAAAATGAAGAATTAGAAAAGGAATCCATGGAAGAAATGTCTATTTGTACAGAATGTGCAATTGCAATGATGGAAGATATCAAAGCTGGTAAGTTTGATGTAATAACAGAAGCAGAATACCAAGGTCGCAAAGTTCAATTAGGTAAACCAATGCGTGGCGATGTAAAAAAATTCAAAGTCTACGTTAAGAATGAAAAAGGCAACGTTGTAAAGGTTAACTTCGGCGACCCTAATATGAGAATTCGTAAGAGCAACCCTGCACGTAGACGTTCATTTAGAGCTAGACACCGTTGTCATACAGCCAAAGATAGAACATCAGCAAGATATTGGTCTTGTCGTAAGTGGTAATTTGGATCTTTGTATCCTTTTTCTTATATTTATGTCATGGAAAAGATAGAAGTAACAATGCAGGAAATTTGGCAAGCTACTCGTCCTATCGTGCATAAAAATAAAAAATCATATTCTCGCAAAAAGAAACATAAAAAGTCTGACGAAAGGTTGGATTCGTAACTCTTATTTCATATAATATAGAAAATAAAGAGTTATGAAAAACAAGACAATTGGTGTGCCAACCTTAGTAAATGGCAAACAAAGAATCATCGAATTAGGTACTAACGTAGACATCACGGATAAGTTCCGCGGCATCATGATTAGTCATGCATTTGCAAATGATGAATTATTAGTATTAGATGAATCCACGGGTCGTGCTAAGCGAGTAGCTCGAGAAGGCGAAATCCCAACACCGGAACCCGTAATGGAAATCAAAAAAGAATTAACACCAGAGTTGCAATTAATTAACAATGCTCACAAAATCAAACCAGCATCATTAGAAATGTCTGATGTTAAATGGAAGTATTTAGTTCGTAGTGCAGTCCGCGGAAAGAACATAATGATGGTTGGTCCTGCAGGATGTGGTAAGACACAAGCAGCAAAAGATTTGCCAGTAGCAACCAATCGTCCTTTCTTTTATTTTAACTTGGGTGCAACTCAAGATCCTAGAGCAACCCTTATCGGCAACACTCACTTCAAAGATGGCCAAACCACTTTTGACGAGTCTGCCTTTGTGAAAGCAATTCAAACCGAGAATGCAGTTATCCTTATGGATGAGTTGTCTCGTGCGCACCCTGAAGCTTGGAACATCTTGATGACAGTATTAGATGAAGGTCAGCGTTACCTTCGACTTGATGAAGATATTAATGCTCCATTAGTAACCGTAGCTCCAGGCGTATCTTTTATTGCTACAGCAAACATCGGTACCGAATATACATCGACACGCGTATTAGACCGTGCATTGATGGACCGTTTTGAAATTATTGAAGTAGATATTCTTTCTTTATCTCAAGAAGAAGACTTATTGACACGTCGCTTCGGAGATTCAGTGTCTGCAAAAATGATTCATGCAGTTGCAGACATTGCAGATGCAACACGTAAAGAATGGAGATCAGAAGAAGGCAAACTTACCACAATGGTGTCCACTCGTATGACGGTGCGAGTATGCGAATTGTTAGCAGATGGCTTCTCTTTAACTGAGGCAGCAGAGGTAGCAATTCTTCCATTCTTTGATGCATCAGGCGGTTCTGACTCTGAAAGGACGTTTGTCAAGCAGATCATCCAGAAGCATATGGCAACTGAGATGAATGACATCTTCAATACAGGAGATGTTTCAATGGATACGGAACCAACGCCATTTTAATTTTTCATAGCTCGAAAAGGGAGGCGAGAAATTGCCTCCTTTTTTACTGTTCTGGTTGGATAATTGAAATGAATTTCATATAATATATAAAAATAAAAGAGCTATGAGTATTATCGACAAAATCATTAATGGCAAGTATACAAGCAATCAAGCATCTAGCTTTTGGATGGATGACTTTGATACAGATTTCAAACGCGAGTCTGGTGTTGATTATACTAAATTAGCAGCAACTCAACGAGCAATTGGTAACTTTGTTAATATTGTTACCGGCAAACAAATTCCAGTAGTATTTCAAAGTTCAGATAACAGCTATACAGATGGTGAGCGAGTTGTTATTGGCACTAAATTGGATAACGACAATTTTGATTCTGCAGTAGGATTAGCATTGCATGAAGGCTCGCATATTGCATTAACAAACTTTGATATATTCAAACGACCAGATGGTAGCCATGCATATAGCTTAAACCAAACACAAATGGCTGAGCGTGTAATGCTTCGTGGATTAGATCCAGATATGCAAATGACCAATGAAGATTATGCCATCATCAAAGATCTTTTAAATTGGATTGAAGACCGTCGCATTGACTTTTATATCTATAAGACAGCTCCTGGATACCGTATGTATTATGAAGCAATGTATGATAAGTATTTCAATGACAAAGTAATTGACAAAGCTCTTAAGAAGAATGAAAAAACGCAAGAGACTTTAGATGATTATTTATTCCACATCATTAACTTCACTAATCCAAATCGTAACTTGTCAGCATTAGAAAGGCTCCGTGAAGTATGGAACCTTATTGATTTGAAAAATATCGATCGTTTGAAATCAACTCGTGATGCATTGGATGTTGCTATTGATGCTTATGTTATTATTAATAAGGCGGCTAAAGAAGCTGAGCAACAACAGCAAACACAAATAGCTGCAGCAAGCGATAGTGCTGGCCAAAGTGGTGATGGCGATGGTGATCCTGGAGATGATGGTGTTGAAGTTGGTCCAGAAGCTAGCGATGAAGAAGGAGACAATGGCGTTCCTGCTAGCGCTAGCCAATCTCAATTATCAAGCAGAGAGCAAAAGCAATTGGAAAAGGCAATTGAGCAACAACGAAAATTTGTGAATGGTACCGTTAAAAAGACAGGTAAGCTCACAAAGACACAAGCATCCACAGTAAATGCTATCCGAGAAGCCGGCACAGAGACAGTGCAAGTAGCAACAGGCGCAGGTGAAACTGACATTGTTGATGCTATTGTTATCAAGAAGTTTACTCCTGGTATCACAGCAGCAATGCCTGGCTTGTTTGCTTCGTATGCAGACGATTACCTAACCGGTACGAAAAGTTATGCAGAAGATGTATTAAAAGACTCATACAGAACTCGAGGCATACACGAAACGGATCAAGCAGTATTGCGAGGCATTGTATTAGGCAAGCAATTAGGTAAAAAGCTTCAGCTTCGTAATGCAGATCGCAGCTTGAAAAGTACACGACTTGAGACTGGTAAGATTGATAGACGATTGATTTCTCAATTAGGATACAATAATGCAAATGTATTCCACCGCATTGTAACAGATCGTTTCAAGAATTATTTCATTCACATTTCAATTGATGCATCTGGATCAATGGGTGGACCTAAATTTAGAAATGCTCTTACCTCAGCAGTAGCAGTGGCGCAGGCAGCATCTATGACGACAGGTATCCGAGTGCAGATTTCATTGCGAGGTACATATACCTTTGATAATGCCGGCGAACGCGCAGTAACGATTTATGCATATGATTCTGCAAAGGATAAGATGAACAAGATCCGCACAATGTTCCGTTACTTGGATGTCTATGGATGTACCCCAGAAGGCATTGCTTTCAAGAGTATTGAGAAATACATCAAAGCTGATGCAAAGGGTGATGAATGCATCTTTGTGAATTACTCAGATGGTGAGCCTACAAGTGTTAGAGGTACAGGACATTATTACAATGGTGTTGACTTTACCCGTCGAGTAGTTAATAACTTCCGCGAAAATGGAATCAATGTAGTTAGTTACTTTATCAAAGACGGCTACATGTATGAATCGACAGTAGACAATTTCCGCAAAATGTATGGACCTGATGCTCAATTCATTAATCCAGAAAGCATGACCGAAGTATCAAAAACTTTGAATAAAAAGTTCTTGGAAATTGCAATCTAAATATTTATATTAAATAAAAGTTATAAAAAAGGATAAGTAAAGTTATGGCAAAACAAATCGAATTCAATTCGGAAGCCCGCATGAAACTTAAAGCGGGAGTAGATGCATTAGCAAATGCAGTTTCAGTAACATTAGGACCTAAAGGCCGCAATGTAGTAATCAATAAACAATTTGGTGCACCGCACGTTACTAAAGATGGCGTTACCGTTGCAAAAGAAGTTGTATTGAAAGACCCCATTGAAAATATGGGTGCTCAAATGGTAAAAGAAGTAGCTTCTAAAACGGCAGATATAGCCGGAGACGGAACTACAACAGCTACTGTTTTAGCTCAGGCATTAGTTAGAGATGGACTTAAGAGTGTAGCAGCAGGTGCAAATCCAATTGACCTTAAACGAGGAATGGATGCTGCTGTCGGAAAGGTTATTGCCACACTTAAATCAATGTCTCAAGAAGTAGGTGTTGATGTTGAAAAAGTAAAACAAGTTGCAACGATTTCTGCCAATAATGATGAAACAATTGGTGGTCTTATTGCAGAAGCAATTCGAGTAGTAGGACGAGATGGTGTTATTACCGTTGAGGAAGCAAAGGGTACTGAAACTGAAATTAAGACAGTTGAAGGTATGCAATTTGATCGTGGTTATCTTTCTCCATATTTTGTTACTAACCAAGAGAAGATGACAGTAGAAATGGAGAATCCATATATTCTTCTTGTAGATGGCAAAGTATCTTCGATGAAAGAGTTGTTACCAATTCTAGAACCAGTAGTTCAAACCGGACGTGGGTTATTAATTATTGCAGATGATGTTGATGGTGATGCATTAGGTACGTTGGTTGTTAACCGCATTAGGGGAGCATTGAAAGTAGCAGCAGTAAAAGCACCGGGCTTTGGAGACAAACGCAAAGCGATGCTTGAAGATTTAGCTATTTTAACAGGCGGTACTGTTGTCTCTGAAGATACTGGATACACATTATCCGAAGTTGGAATGGAAGTGTTAGGCAGTTGCGAAAAGGCTGATATCACTAAAGACAAGACAACTATTATCAATGGTTATGGTGAATCAGAAGCAGTTCAAAAGCGTATCGAACAAATACGAGTTGAAATTGAAAATACAACTTCTGATTATGAAAAAGAAAAACTTCAAGAGCGTTTAGCTAAACTTGCAGGAGGTGTAGCAGTATTATATATTG